ATGTCTATTTCTTTTACTTTTAAATTACTAGCTAAAGTGTTTACATTATATTCACAAGGTACTCTTAGTTTAACTTCAGTAATTTCATTTTCCATAAAATCTACTATAGTGTTTTGACCTGCAGTATTTTCTTGTGGAACATAATTATTATCATCTGTGCCTGTACTTTTTTGCTTGTTAATGTCTTTTAAAAAATATCCTTTTTGTTTTGGAATAAAAACTTCTTGAGTAAAAGGAGCTATAACAGAATATTGTCCATCATCATACCTAAATCTATATGAAAATCTTACAAATTTATCTTCTAAAAATTTTTGATCTCCTGGAAAATTGTAGTTGTAATACTTGTTAGGCCAATGAACTGTAACAATGTCTCCTGCAGATAATATTGTATTTGCATTTACAGGTGTTAAAGTACCTCCAACAAACCCGCTCAGCTCGTTAACTACAAAACCTTTAGAAGCCGCTCCAGGGTCTAAAGCATCTGTTATTACATAATACTTATTAGGGTTTAAACTAGGATGTGTTATTCTAGGAAAACCTATAGCAGCTGTACTAGTGTTTTTAGGAAAATGATTTGGTATTTGAAAAGCTGACCAGTTACCACCGCCTGTAGTATCTTCTAAATAATTATAAGGTGATCTTGTACCAAATTTATATAATGCTTGTGCATAGTCATAGGTACCTAAAGCACCGCTAGTATAAACATATCCACCTGAGCTAGCGCTAACACTAGCAAGTTTAAGTTTAACTTGATCTTCTCTTAACCAAGGAGATGATACATCTTTTGATGTTTGATCTACAAAATAAACTGTATAGTTAAGCGTGGCTCCATCAGGATCTGATTGTGTAGTTACTTGAGCACTTATGTCTCTATCAATAAATACAGCTAAAGCACGGCCACCTGTAAATGGATCGCTTGGATAACTAGCTAACGTTTGAACATATGCCACTTTAAAATCCCAATTTTTATTATCGTTACCTTTAACATAACCTTGCAAGCCAATATTATTTTCAAGTGCGGCTATCATGGTAGCGCTCATTACATTTTTGTCAAACAAAAAATAAGGATATATAGAATCAAATGTAATATAACCTTCAACTCTTCCAGCTGTTGTTGTGGTAAGCATAGCTGCTTGTGAATACTCTTCAAAAAGTTGTATTGGCTTATGAGGATAATATTTAGCTAGCGATACATGATCTTCATTAAAGTAGTAATTAGGATCTGACTCTGCTGTTTCAACGTTTATATTTCTAGGTTGATTTCTGTTGTCTGTCCAAAACAACTGGTTCTCTATCATAGCTGTATCTAAGATAGGACTATTATATGAAAAATTTAAAAACCTACCAGAAACGATAGTGTTTACAGTGTTAGATGTTAAATCTGCTACAATTATCTTGTGTGAGCTATTTGGTGAAGCAAATAAAGATATTTGATCTGATGAACTGTCTTGAAAGTCAGTTGCAAATATATACACTTTGTTAGTGTTTTCGTTTACAAACCAACCTATAAATTGTAGTAAATAAACACTATTAGTACTTCCTGAAGTATCAGAAGTTAATTGATTGAAAAGTAAATTACCTAAAATATTTTCTAACGCACCTACGTCATCAGCTTCTGATCTTGATACAGCAACGTTTTTACCGTCTCTATATTCATCAGCCCCTAATAATCTAGCGTCTAAGTCTTTGTTCATTTTAGACTTAGTAAATGTGTGGTTAAATTTACGTTGCATTTAATTTAATGTTTAATCCATTTAGATTGACCTCTAAAAACTTGAGTTATTTCTTCAAGCTTTAAATTTGATAATCTTATTTTTGCGTTTCTTGTTTTAACGTATGAGTCTCTTTTGTAGAATTGTTTTGTTCCACCATCTACGTCTCTTCTAGACGCGCATATGTTATACATTATCTTTGAATATAAAGCATCTTCTACAAACTTAGGTACTAAAGAGTTAAGATCATAAGCTAAACCATCAGAAATGTATTTTAACTCTATAACTCTATTAACTAAATTACTACTAAAACTAAAAGTACCTGTTCTTTCGTTAATGCTAAAGTAACCGTTACTTTGAGAGTATTGAGGATCTAACCCGTATCTCTGTCCATACGCTTGTTTCCACCAAGTATAATCGTAAACTCCATTTTGAGCAAAAATATCATAATCACCATTAATATCATTTTGATTTGCTTTATTCCATCTATCTTCTATTATTGATTGAGATGCTTCTAAGTTGGTATCATAAGAACTTTGAGTAGGTATGCCAGTTGCGCCATCTTGAATAGGTAGTTCAGTTGGGTTTCCACTAAGTCCATCAAGTGGGTATATAGGATGTAATATGCCATTAGAATCAGCGTAACATACGTTTACGTAGTTTACATAATCAACTGGTATAGGAACAGAAAGACCTGTTGGAACTGTTAATTCTTGAGCTTTAAAAGCTTTTAATGTATCATAAGATAACTCTTGCATAGCTCTTCTAGCATGAAATAACACCTGTGTTCTACTTACTGTAGTTAGTATTTGACCTTCTCCAGTATATGCAAGTAAAAAATTACTAATAACATTATTTAATGTTAAATTTCTGTAACTGCCCCAGTTATCTCCTCTAGCTATGTCAGTTAACTGTATAAAAATAAACTGGCCGTTAGCAGGAGCTGAGCCCTGTATATTTTTTAATATAATAGTATTGTTAGTAGTGTCAGTTACTGCTACATTTTGAGCAGCCACTTTATTATTGTCAGCAGGTATAGTTGTAGCTGTAGCTAATATATGAACTGTAAAATTACCTGTATCTCTAACTTGAGTACCTGAATTAACATCGTCATAGTTGCTGATTAGTGTAGTATTTAAGTCTGGAAAACTCCAAACCAACTGCACATTACCTGATGTGTTTTCTATAGGACCATATTGCCCCGCATAATATTGTTGATCGTTTTCTGTTATTGGAATTGTTGCTGCTGTTTTAGTCATATCTTATTAGCTTTGTTCTAGTTGATCTTGTGCAGCAGATGCTCCAGCTGCGGCTTGCATTAATTCTGGATCTCTTATTATAACCCCAGTATACATTAGTATTTTTGTAATAAGTTCTGTTTGATCTACATCTGATATTTCAAAATCTACAGACCCAACTGAATTATAAACATAACCACCTACAGTATTAATTGTAAAAGCCCATGTTGGAGATGTAGGTTTTTTAACATATTCTACCATATAGCTTTGAGCACCTGTGCCATTGCCGGCGTTAGCTGCCACTGTGGCTATACCTGGTAATATGTTTAAGTTATTTCCCTCTATATAACATATAGGATAATCTTGTGATGGGGATGTTAATTGAGAACGCCTTGCTTGTAGAAACATGTGGCGTGATAATTTTTCTACTTCAACTGGTAGTTTAGAACTATTAGTGTATTCTAACATACCAAATCTATGTAGATCTGCTGGTAAAGTCGCTTGGCCAAATATACCTGATAAAGTTACAGTAGCGACTGCTGATGTTTCAAATGTAGCTATTTTTTCTCTTAGCAACTTAACACGATTAGCATACTCAGTATTATTTTGAGGACTTCTTAACTGTTGGTTTAAATTTTCAAAGTAACTTTCAAATATTTCTAATTGAACTTGTGTAGCTACTTTATTAAATTCATCAGGAGTTAAATAACCTCTTTGCTCTTTATTAAGAATACTTAATACAGTTGTATATACAGTGTTAACGTTAATTGCCATATTTATATATTTAAAAAAAAGGTGGCGATTAAACCACCTTTAATTATAATCACTTGTTATTTGAATTTTTTCTCTATTGATCGATAAACTTCTAATCCTTCATCAGTCTTAAACCAAGCGGCCATAGCTGAATAAGGATTTTCATCAAAAGGAACATTCATGAGTTTTCTACTATTACTAGCCCATAAAAAAGATCTATTATCACTGCTTAAGTTTATTATTTTTTCTTCAACAGCTCTAATAGCAAAGTTTCTTAATTGTACATTTTCATCTTCTGCAAGATCAATAAACAATTGAGGAGTTCTTCTAGCAAATAATAGTAAATCTCTTCTTAATTCTTTAGAAGATAACTTACTAACGCTTGATCCTACTTCTACTCTTAGTATAGCTTCAGCATGATCTATATCCATTTCATAAGCCATATTCATAGCCTCTATTTCAATTTCTAAATAGTCAAACTGATCTTCAGCTTCTACTATTGGATCAAACATTTTAAATATAACACCATGATGTGGGTGCTTTTCTAAAAATTCTTGTAAATTTCTTTTTTCTTTAGGAACAAATATATGTCCAGAATCAAATATAATATGCTTCATTGTTACTTGGCCTTCTTGTTGATCTACAAAAATGCTTTTTTGATTAGTTGCATATCTTAATTCTCTTTCATAACCTAAATCTTTATCAAACCAAACTAGTGGGTATCTTTTAGAATGCCTACTAGGTAAAGTATATGTTAAAGGTTTTTTGTTACCTATAAGATAGTAATTTCTATCTTTATATTCCCAGTTATCTACTGGCTTTTTTTCTACAGGCGCAGCCTTCTTGACTGAAGCCTTTTTTACTTTTGTTTCTTCCATAATATAATATAATATAATAATTAAAAAAGACCCCGCCGAAGCGGGATCTTGTTATAAGCATGTTATGCTAATTCAGTTCCATGTTTGATAACTAAAGTAGGAACAGAGTCTGCTAATTGCACACCTGTCGCCGTTACTTTTACACCAAGCTGTGGAGCTTCAACTATACTTCCTGTAGCACCAGATAGACTAGCAACAGCTTTAAGCCATTCCTCTTCTAATTGAGCTTTAGTAGAAGTATATTCATTACTCGAACCAGGAGCAGCGTAAGTGATAGCGCTTTTTAATAGCGCAGACTTAGAGCCTGAACCATCAGCCATATCAACTGCTACACCGTAAGATATATCTATCGTTATAACTTCTGTAGCACCAGAACCACTTGATCCAGCTACTACATCTACAACGTTATCACAGCTAACTACTTTTCCAGTTGCTGCGTTTGACATTTTTAATAAACCCATAATTTCTATATTTTTAAAATGTTAATAAATAATTAAGCTCCTTTGAATAACACGAAGTTATTAGCAGCTTGTGTAACTAAACATCTTTCAGATAAGAAATTAACTCTTAAAGTATCAAGATCAGTAGTGTAAGCACCACCAACTGAACCAGTGATCCAAGCTTTGAATCGTCTGTCTTCAGTCTCAGAAGCTCTAAATCTTACGTGTAAGAAAGGACGTCTGATATTTGATCCTAACATTTGATCGTATACTGTAGATGTACCAGCTGGTATCATAACACCATCAATAGCGCTAGACATACCTCTTGTAGTAGCATCGTTTAAGTATTTCCAATCAGTCTTATAGAAGTCATAAGAACCTCTTCTAAAACCTGAAAAACCAAAGTTAAGTGCCATTTCAGCTTCGTTATCAAATAAACCGTAAGAAGCAGCATTGTTTGAAGCATAACTACCGTTTGTAGCAGCTAACATATCATCAAAATCAAGAGCAGTTTGTCTTGATAAGAATAACATATTTTCTTCAATTGCACCTTGCTTATCTAGTTGCTTTAAGATCTCATCGAAATCTCCTAATGCACCTGAACCAGGAGCAGCAGCACCAGCAAAACCAGAGTATACATTACCTCTTGATTCGATAGCAGCAAATAAACCTTCAGTTCCTTTGATGTTTTGAGCAGCACCACCTGGTCCAAAGTTTCCACCAAAAGCTACAGTGTTAGCTTGAAGTTCACCTTCAACCATTGCCATTTCTAAATAGTCTTCAAATCTTAGTCTAGTTTCAGACTCAGCTTTTAGATACCATAAGTATCCAGAAGTACCATCTTCAGTAGCAACTTCGATCCAACCAATTTGAGCAGCATCAGAACCACTTAATTCATAGTTATCTTTAAGGATAATTGGTGAATTAGTAAAAGTTGTAACACCTGGCTCAATTGCACCTTGCATTCCGTTACTTCCTTTTGGAAATTCAGAACCATATACAAATAAGCTACATGTTCCACCTGTAATACCAGCTGGTAAAGCAGCAGAAGTTGATTCATACAATACACAATCAATTGTGTAACCGTTAGTAGTACCACCAGAAGTTCTGTCAGTTACTAAAGCTTTTGCAGATAATAAACCTGTTGCGTTGTCAGTTATTAATATAGTGTTACCATCTCTAATTGCAGAGGTAGCTGGGTTACCAGCACCTGGTGTAATCGTTATAGTAATACCTGAACCAGCGTTAGCTGCTACAGCGGCACTATCATAAGCGATGTGTAATCTATTTTGTTCAGACCAAACTACTTGATCCGATGTCATTGGCATTTCAGCACCAACCATTCTTAAGAAACCAGATAATGTTCTGTTTCCGTATCTTTCTACCTCTTGCTCATAAAGCTCAGGTAAATATTGTTGCGCCCACTGATTAAAGTTATTGTCATTAAAATCTATGTAATTGTCTTGGACAGTTACTTGATTTGGCATTGGTACAATACTTGCAGGGAACGAACCTCCTGTTGTAAAACTCATGTTTTATTTTTTTTGTATGTTATTTTTTCTTTTTAATTTTCAACTTAGAACTATCAACTCCACTTATAGCTCTGACCTTCCAACCGTTTGGCAAGGTTTCCCCTGTGTCTACTGGTTTTGGATCACTATTAATGTTTTTAGATGTTGCTACAATCTCTCTAGTTGCATCGGCTTTACCTTGCTCATAAAAATGTTCAGCTAATCTATCAACGTTTCTAGCAGCATATAATGCTTTATGGTATCCGTTCATATCTACAATGTTGCCAGTTTTATCAGTATACTTACTAATAATTTTGGAAACATCATTTTGAGCTTCTGCCATTGCGGAAGGGTTTGATATTTTATATTTGAATCTTTTATCTCCTACTTCAAAATTGAAACCTTCAAATTCAGTATTGAAAAATGATTCAGTTTTATTTACAAACTCACTCCTAGCTTGTGTTAATTGTTGTTGTTCATTGTTGTATCGTTGGAAAAATTCCATAGCTTTTTTCTGCTCATTGGTAACAGATGGCCTCAACTTGATTTCATCATAATATGTACTCTTCATTTGCTCCAAAAAGTCCTTGGCTTTCGCAACTTCTTCTTTGTACGCTAGTTTTTGCTTACGCACAAATCTTTCTTCGTCCACTTCTTCATCAAAAGTAAAGTTATCTTCCATTAGAAAACTAACTTCATCTTCATTTAAATGTGGTCTAGTCTTTTTATAATACTCTCTTACAAGTAATTTATCATCATATTTAGTATAGTCTTTATTTAGAGTTACGTAATCTTCAACAGATCCGCCAGTATCTTTCATAAAGTTTACTAACTTTTCAACGTTTTCAGGTAGTGTTATTCCTGAAACTTTTTCGTCTCTAATAGCTTCTGCAGCTTCTCTCTTTAAATCTTTAGCTTCTTCTTGTACAGCTTCTATAATTATTTCTTGTTTTTTCTCTTCGGTAGGTTTTTCAAGTTTTGGCTCGGGTGTTCTCTCCTCCACTTTTTCCAAAGATGTGGTTTGTTTATTTTCATCCACGACTGTTGTGCTTTGCTTTGAAACGGCATCTTCTTCCTTTTTATTTAACTCTACTTTAGTTACTTCTGGTTTTTCTATCATTTTTCTAGGTCTACCAGGTTTCTTTTTTTCTATTTTTAAAGAGCCTTTACTAGCCTCCTCGTTTTCTATTTTTGTTGCCATAATATAATATAATATAAATAATTAAATATTCAAAGCAGTTGCTCCCTGCTCATCTTCAAAGTCTATAGGTGTTAGATCATTTTTCTTTTGATCTATCATAGCGCTTTGTTGTGTGCCAACTATTTTAGTTCGCTTATCTTTTCTGTTTTCTATTTCTTGTTCTTTTTGTTTTTCTTTTATAATCTTTTGCTCACCCAGTTGCATGTTATAATTAAACTCTAAATCCATTAATTCTCGTTTAATTTGTGACTCAACTCGCATACGCTCTATTTCATAACCTGACTTACCTTTTTCAAACTTAAGTTTAGTATCTAATACAGCTTGTTGTTTTTGAACCTCAGACATTGCTGCAGCTTCACTAGCTTTTGCATTAGCTTCTCCTTGAGCAGCTATGTTTGCTTGCTGTGCAGCTTGAGCGGCTTCTGCAGCTTTCTTACGTTTTAGCTTAATCATTTGATTAGCTAACTTAAGGTTATTAATTTGTCTAATATCTATAGCATCTTCTAAGTTTATACTACCACTAGATAAAGCAGCCTGTATATTAGCTTCTAACTGTTCCTTTTCTCTTTCATCTGGTATTAAATCAAAGTATATACCAAAATCAGCTAAATGTATTTGAGAAATATCAGTTAGTTGACCTACGTTCCAAGTTGATATGCTATTTTTTAAAGCTTCTTTAGTTAAATCAAACTCTATACTATCAGCTGTTCTTAGAACTATGTTCTCACATGTTTTAACAGTTAGATATAGATAAGCATTTAAAATATGTTTAGTAGCTGTATTAGAATTAGCCGCTGCTAATTTCTGTAAACCTACTAAAGAATCGGAATTAGGAACACTACCATCTCTAGCTTCGTTAAGTCCGGTTACGTCTCTAATCATTTGTAAATAGTATTGATATGTAGATATTAAAGAATTTACTTTATTACCACCATCACTTTTTACAAGTTCTTGTATAGGTATTCTTCCACTGTTAGGATCTCCTTCAGTAGTCATTGATCTACCTAAAATACTACCTGTTTGGAAATACATGTTTAAAGCTTCTTTAGCGTTATAATTAGTTCCATTGCCTAGATCTACTTCCGCTAAACCATCTACATCTAAATAAACGCCATCAGGTATTACTTTAGATATTACTTGTTGTATTTTTAAATGAGTTAACTGTATCATGTCTGCAAAACCCATCATTCTACTAACTAAAGATTCTACTCTACCTTGGTAAAGTCTAGGAGCACATATACTGTAGTTCATATTAACTTTAACTAAATTTGATTTAGGTCTTGTCATATTCTCTGCCATTTTCCACTCTAGCATCATATCGTATCCTAAAACTTTTGCACCGCTATATAAAACTTCTATTGATCTACTAACTCTATCAAAATTATCATTTTCTTCAGGGTTAAAAGTGTCAGGTTTTTCTAAAGATTTTTCTAAACCAGTTGCAGTTCTTTTTATTTTAAAAACTTGCTCACTATAAGTTTTGTATTCAAAGAACAATATGTATATAGCATTTCCATCTCTTCTACCATTCCAATTGTATAGAAAACTACTATTACCTTGGTATTGTTCTAGCCTTTCTAGTTCTTCATTGTTTAAATCTGGAAATTGTTTTTTACACTCTGCTAATGATAAAGGTTTTACTTCTCCACAATACCATAAGTCTTCAAAGTTTGGATCTTCACTATATGAATGAACCATTCTTGAAGGATCAACGTACTCTACTGTAACACCTTCTGATTTATTCCAATTTGTTTTAGATGCTCCAATACCTAATACTACTAAGTCTTCAATAATTCTTTTCTTTGTTAAATCGTATTTGTTATAAGCTAAAGTATTGTTTATAGCTTCTTCACAAGCTATCTCAGAAGCTTGTTTATAACTAAGCTGCATGTGTAAATCTAGTTCTTCTTTGTTTTCTGGTAACTCAGCTGGATTTGTAGAATTAAACATATTTAAACTTAAATCCTGCTGTAAAGACTGTAAGAATTTTTTAGCTTGCATATCTCTTAATATGTCTTCTGCATATTTAGATCTAACTTTTCTTGATTCAGGATCTTGAGCATAAGCTTTTATATCATATAGCTTGTCATCCATACCATTAACAACTATATCTACAAACTTAGGTATTATAGGCACTGGCTTCCAGTCTAAGTTTAAATAAGACAAATCACCATTTATAGCCATTTCATCTTTGTATTTTTGTACAGGTTGTTCTGCTCTAGCGTATAATCTACGCATTCTAAAGTTGTTATAATTGCTATTAAATCTATTTTCAACACCAGATCTAGTACCACTAAACCAATCGCCTTCTATAGCTTGACCAACTTGCTTTCCATAATCAAGGCTTTTTTTAACCTCATCAGGTACAACCTGATCTGGAAAAGAACTATAAGTATTTGTTATCTTCATGCATTATATTATTTGTGACATAGACCCGTCGTTGTTGTATCTTCTTATTCCTAAGTTAATTTCGTTTTTAGTTCTAATTGGTATAGGTCTATACTTGTTTTTATTACAAGCCATTATTGCTAAACCAGAACTAATAGAAGCATCGTATTTTGTTCTATTATTTATATTGAACCTGCTCCAATCATCTAGTGTTCTTTGGAAATACATATTTCCATATCCTTGTTCTAAAGCGCCTACATGATTTTCAATATAATATTCAATCGCTGCTGCGTGTGCTTGTTTAATATCTTCACTAGTGTTTGGTATTCCACCTATTTCTCTTTCTGCTGGAGATAACTTATTAAATAATTTATCAGGTCTATTCATTGAAAAACCTCTGTAGCCTCTACGTTTAAAATAATATAATAATCTAGGCTTATTGTTTTCAGCAAGTATAGGCATGCCATAAAATACACAAGCCATTAATACATCTTCAAAAAATATTTCAGCTGTATCAGGTCTAGCTACATACTCTAAAAAAAACATATTAGATGGAGCTTCATCCATTGTAAACTTTGTTAATCCATGAAGTGCTCCTTTAGAGCCCTTACCGTCAACAGTACCAGAAATATCATAACTATCACATCCGAAAGCTCCAATGTGTTCATTAGCTGGATATTTAATTCCATTTTTTATTATTACACTATTTTGTAAATTAACAGGTGGTATCCAAGAAATATTAAATCTACCTTTTTTATTTGGATAAAAAATAACTTGAGTATCTTTTATACCATTTGTCCATTGAAAATTACCAGTAGTAACACCTACTTTATGGTTCATTTCTTCGTTATAATCTATTTGTTGATATATTCTAGTCAGATTAAATAAACTATCTTTTGTTTCATCTCTGAAAGCGTGTTTTTCAGTTCTTGGGAATTGTCTGTAATATTCGTTTAAAGCATCTTGATCATGCTTTAAACCTTCTACTTCGTTTTCCCAGTGTTCAATAACTCCTGTCGTAATTGTCGAACCATCGATACTTTTGATTGGACTTGATCCTCCAACGAAGATAGGTAATCCATAAGTATCCATGAATCCTTCGTAGTTCCACTCCATAGGTATGAACAAGCTATAGAGTCCAGAAGCTGTTTGTCCGTTTTTATTTCTTTTAGTAACGTCTGAATTACTGTATAGTTTTTTAAAATTTTCTCCACCTTTATCTAAAGCATTTGAAGTTGAGCCCATCATACACTTACCTACGATCCTTGATCCTAGCCTTAATGTAGTTTTTGTAACTCTCCAGTTGTTTAATATATTATCAGGTCTCTCCCATTTACCACTTTCATCATGAGCTAGTAT